TGTAGAGCGCGATATTAAACGCTTGTTGTCTTAATTTTTTGTTCATTTCTTTTCTTCAAAAACAATGCTTTCCCTCCTTCTCGCAACTGCCCTGCCCGAACTGCCCCCCGTGCAGCAACAAGCTCCTTCCAGAGAAGAAGCGCTTCTTGAGCGCATCATGAAAGAAGGGCAAACTGCCACTGAGCGTAAATTTGGCGATTGCCATTACGCATGGGGCTCTTGGAAGCTCTCTTCTGATGGCGTGAGGACTACCACTCGCCAATGCAAAGACGAGAGCGCTCAAACGCCCGTGCCCATTGCAGTGAGCTGCCCTCTGCTCAAAGTTAACGTGCTTCAAGACAAGCAATGGCAGGGCTGGCGCAGTCCCGTGGCGAAAGGCGCCAAACCAGGCGAAGCTAATATGGTCGCCGCCCTCTGCGCCAACGTCACCAACTGAGCTTTGTAACGAAAAGCTACAAGCCCCGGAAACGGGGCCTTTTTCTTGTATTGTTCCTAAGTCTTCGGCAGCGATGCTTCCTCTCATGGCAACCATTCCCACCATCCATCTCAACGGCACCGGCTTCACCACGCTGCGTGATGAATACGCTGCTGCTTACGATGCCATTGACAAAGCTATTGATGCGCTTGCTGCCGCCACGCTTAATGGCAGAGACTATTATCCGCAGCCCGATGGCGCGTTCTATAAGGCTCGCGACGAGCGCCAGGAAGCTCTCGCGAAGCTGCGTGAAGCTCATCAATACGCTGGCGAAATGCTCGCTGGTATTTGCGACCAGCAACGATGAAGAGCTGGGCTAGGCTTCACGAGGCCTAGCCCTTACCGCCTGCTCCATGGCGGGTAACGCCCCACAAAGAAATTGTTGGGAACATTCATCTTATCATGCCTTTTCCCATTGGAACTCTCGTCGATCTCTACGATTCGGGCTTCCGACAATGGCGAGGCGAATACACCGTCGTGAAAATCACAGAAACCGGCCTGCATAAGATCAAAAACACTAAAACTAATAGCCAGCAATTCGTCAAGGAAACTGCTCTCCGCATGGGCCGACTCCGGCCCTTTCGCATTGAGAGCCTTTATGAAGGTTTGTAACAAGCCTCGATAGAGGCCCCTCTGTGCTGTATTGTTCTTCTCACAGGCGGCGACGCCTCCTTTGCTTTCTTTCCATGGTCTCCTATTCCATCCTCTGCACCAACTCCCGCAATGGCGGCCAGTGCGAGCTTCTCATTGATGCAGCTTCTCCCGAGCGGGCTCAGCAGCATGTTGCAGATTCCCGCCCTTCCTACATCATTAAAACTATTGAGCCTGTAGAGCGCAAGTTCATCTGCTATGGCTTCTGTCGTAGAAATCAGCGCAATGACGCTCTTTCATACATCACCTTTTCTGCTGAACAGGCACGTTCCATTTGCCAGCAGCTCCACCCTGACTTCGCCATTGATCGCGTTGAGCTTGTGTAAAGCTTTGTGACAAGGCCCTGGAGACAGGGCCGCTCTCTTCTATTGTTCCTTTGTTCGCAACCAAACCATGCACCGCCCTTACGAAGGTCACCGCGAAGATCCTTATCTCGCCAAGCTTGAGGCTGATCGCCAGGCACAACACAGCGGCTATGGCATTCAGCAATATCTTTGTGCTGATGGCTCTCGCAAATGGGAAGCTTATGGCTGGGAAAGAATCACTGAGCTTTCCATTCACACCACTTCCTACGGCATCTTTGACCACAAGTGGCAAGCTGAACAGTATTTCAACAATTGCATTTATGGCTGATCATGAATAATTCACAGAAGGCGCTATCTATCAATCAGCGCAACATCTATTTGCATTATTTAGCCCACAAGAAAAAGCATGGCGATGCGCCATGCAAAGCTCCAAAATGCCCCTTGCAAGGAAACAGACTTGTTGAGCATATAAAAGCAATAGAAAAATTAGAAGAACGAGGATTCTTTCGCATCGTTCGTCATTCCGACGACTATCTTTCCTGGACCATTATCTCCGCTTGAACAATGCCTTTTCCATTGTCATTTGTCTCTGAAGATGAGTATGGCGTTTCTTATGCAGCGCGCATATTTCATTCCATTGAAGAACTGCACGATGAAATTAGAGCCTTGGAAGAACTGCTTGATGAAAGTTCCGCTAGCAGGGGCTATGTCATCCAAGCAGCTTTAGATCAGCTTAAGCAACTTGCTCATGGTATTGAGCTTGAAGATGAGCAATTGCCAGAATGATTCCCTTCGCCATTGTTGCTCGCAATCAAAAGCAGCAACGCAGGCTTCAATTACTAGCCAGGGACAAGGCTCATGCTATCCTCTCTGCTCAAGAACTTCTCCCTGGCTGGTCTCTTTCTGTTCCTTCACTTTCTCCACAGTGGCAATGATCACTACCATTCGCACCTACCAAGACAACGGCCCGTATTTCTCCGCTACAAGAGGCAGCTATCAAGCTGCCTCGCTCCAGCAGCTTGTTTTTCACATACGACAAGCGATGGAAGACCGAGAGGACGTTATTGGCATCTTCGGCCCAGATGGGGCCTGCAAGGGCATCTGGCAGCGGGAGCTAGAGGGGCATGTGGACAGCGCTGGCGATGCCATCGTGGACCACGAGGGCTATGAGCTGCTTCGCCCTTCTACCAAGGAGCAATGGATGTGGAAGTGCCTTCAAGAGCAACTGGCCTGAGTGTTAAGCAGAAGCGCAGGGCGCTTCGTCAGAAACCTGAAAGGTTTCCTTTTGTTACAGACCCCGGAAACGGGGCCTCTTGGCTGTATTGTTTGTTCAACGAGGCGCGAGCCTCTCCTCTGGCTTAAAACCATGACATGCCTGATCTTCGACATGGCCTCCTTCAGCTCCACTCAGGGGCAATGGTGGAAAGACCTGCGCAATGATAACATTGAGCGCCGTGTGAGCCTCGTAGCCTCCCACATGGGCTTTTTCCTCTGGACTGCTGATTTTCGTGAAGCCCGCAGCGGCAAATTCATCTGCCAGAAGTTCTTCTGCACAAAGCCTGACAGCGAAGAGCCCGTAGCGTTGTTTGAGCACGTGCAGGATCGCCAGGAATGGCTGGAAAAGCAATGGAAGCTACAAGCAGTCTGATTTAGCAAAAGGGGCGCCCTAAAGCGCCCCGCTTCATTAACATTGAAATCATTTGTTTAAAGAAAATGGCAACTTACTTTTTTTGGGAACATACAACTGCTCTTCGCTCAGCGGTGGACTTGCTAACTGGATCTTGCAGCCCCGAATATGCAGAAAAAGTTTTAGGAGATTATCGACATGGTGGTTCTCGTTCCAATACAGCCAAATCACTTTATAAACTAATCGACGCCATCGAGCAAAATCAAGCAACGTTCGTTTCATGATTCTCATTGATTTCTTTGATGAAGCCTCCTGCAAAGGCACAGAACTCATCGAAGGCTGGTATTACTACAGCGACAGTGACGAGCAGCTTGTTGGTGGGCCGTTCGAAAGCGAAGAGGCGGCCGTCAAGGCCGCTTTCGATGGCGATGGCTGGTAAAGCATGGTATGCTTAAGGGGACTCGCTGGTTCGCGGTAATGGGACTCGCTGAAACGCGGTATTGGGGACTTGCTAAAACGCGGTAATATAGGAGCGCTAAAATAGGGCGTTTTTCTGATACAAATGTACTACTGTTATTGATACGAAATTGTATCAGAATTGATCACGATACGTATCATTATCGACTGTTGATCACAATACTTATCATTATCGGCCGCTGATAGCGTTACGTATCATTATCAACGCTCGCTTAGCGCCCTATGCTTTTATGCGCCTATGCGCATAGAGCGATTGTGACGGATTGTGACAAAAAGCGCGGGAGGCTCTGTCCTCCCTCCTTCTCCTTTCTATTGTCTCGATCGAGGCCGCTGCTCTGGCCTCTGTCCCCTCGCTTCTCTGGCCGTGCTGGCTCCTTCCCCCCTTCGCTCCCCTTCCTTCCCTCCTCTGTCTGACGCGATCGAGACGATCGCTTCCCTCCCTTGGCAGGCGATCGCCTCTCGCTCCCTTGAGGCTCTGTTGTTCGCTCTCGCTCTCTGCCACGCTCTCGCCCTTCGCCTCTGGCAGGAGCGAGGCCGCCTCGCTCCCTTCCTTCGCTCTGTTGCTGCTCTCCTCGAGCGCCTCGCCGCTTCTCTACCCGAGCCTCTCTCAGAGGCCTCCCCTCGTGCTCTGCTGATAGAGAGCCTCGAGGAGGCCGGCGAGCGCTCCTCCTCTCTGGCGAAGGCCTCCCGCTCTGCTCTGCTCAAGCGCGCCGCTCGCCTCGGCCTCCTCTGAGGCTCTCCCTCCAGGGAGGCCTCGAGGCCTCCCTCCTCTCCTTGGCCTTCTCTTCTCTCCCCTCTCCTGAGGTTCTGCCATGCCATCTCCCCTCTCTCCCTCTGAGCTCGCCTCGCTCCTCGCTTCTGTTGAGAGCGAAGGCCGCCAGTTCTCTCCCTCTGAGCTCGAGGCCGTGCTCGCGCTCCCTCCTCGCTCTGAGCTCTCCCCTGAAGAGAAGCGCCTCGCAACGATCGAGCGCCTCCTCCCTCGCCTCTCTGACGGCGAGGCGAGAGAGCGCCTCATGCGGGATCGTCGCTCCCTTCTGCGCATCGTTCATAGTGTGCCCCTCTCTGTTGAGCTCCCGCTCTCTGTCTGCTCTGCTGATCTCTGCTCTCCTTCCTAGTGGCTCTCCCTTCCCATATACGCTCTCTCCTCCTCGATCGAGCAGAGGAGACTGGCCTCGCCTCCTCGGGCCTCCCTCTCGTGCTCGAGGAGCTCGCTCGGTGGCTCCCCTCTGCAACGATCGAGGCCTTCCTCTCTGATCTGGAGGAGCTCCTCGCTGATTGTGACGGATTGTGACAATCGAGCCGGGAGGCTCTGGCCTCCCTCTCTGGCCTTTCTATTGTCTCTTCAGAGGCGAGCAATCGCCTCCTTCTCTCGCTCTGTTGCCATGCTTCGCTCTGTTCGCGCTCTCGCTCCTACTCTCGCTCTGTTCGCTACGACCGTAGGAATGGGCCTCTGTGCCTCCACCTATGGGAAGGGGATCGCCTTCGCCGCCTCCCCTCGTGAGGCCGCTCCCTTCGCTGCTCCCTTCGCTCTCTGTGCTGCTGGCGCTGCTGTCTCCTTCGCTCTCGCCGCTGCTGCCGCTTGCGATGCTGCAGAGAAGCTCTCCCGCTCCTGAGCTCCTCTCCCCTTAGGAGGCCTTAAGGCCTCCTCGCCTCCCTTTCCCTCGCCTCCCCCTCCGTCCTTCCTATGGCTCCCGCTCTCCTCGCTCCTCCCGCTCCTCTCAAGCTTGGCCGTGCTCCTCGGCCTCCTGAGGATCTCTCTCCCTTCCTTGCTCGGTTCGGCCTCTCCTTCGACTCTCTTCTCACCTATGGGAGCTCCAACGCCAAACTAGCGAAGGGGAGCAGCCTCGCCTTCTCTGCTCTCCTACATCTCCCCCCCTCTCGCTCCCTGGCTCGAGCGCTCTCCCCCTCCCTCCCTGGCTCTGTTGCCGTGAGGGGAGAGCTCCCTGGCTTACGAGAGCTCGCTGATCGCGAAGGCCTCACGGCTCGAGCTCTCCTCTTTAACGCTTGCCCCTTCTCCACTGAAAGCTGTCGTGATCTCTGCCTGGCCTTCTCTGGCCATGGTGGCCTGTCCACTGCTGTCCAGCTTTGCCGCTCTCGCCGCTCCCTTGCGCTCCTCGCTGATCGCGAGGCCTTCGCTCGCTGTCTCCTATGGGCAGCAGGCCTCTCCTATCGCAAAGCTCGCCGCCTCGGCCTCCTCTTCGCTCTGCGGCTAAATGGAACTCAGGAGCTCCCATGGTGGGAGGCCTGGCTCGCCGCTCGCCTCTCAGAAGAGGAGGCCGCTCTCCTCTCTGAGCTGTTCGGAGCTCCTATCCCCTCTGGCATCCGCACCATCCCTGAGGCGCTCCGCTCTGTCCCCTTCCTCTCCCTCTATGACTACGCCAAGGCGCCTCTGTTCGGCGCTGCTGGCCTCCTCGCCGCTCGCGAAGCTGGCGTGCACGTCACCGCCTCCTTCTCTGCTGATCAGCGGAGCGCCTCCTCTCGCGCCATCGATGCCGCTGAATACGGCTTTTCTGTAGCCGTGCCGATTCTCCTCCCTAAGGCCTCGCCTCTCCCCTCCTGGCTCCTCCTTCGCGACCCTCAAGGCAGAGAGGCTCTCTTCGAATGTATCGATGGAGACGCTAACGATCTCAGAATGCTCGATCCCGCTCCCGCTCCTGGCTTCTCTGGCCTCGCCGTGCTCCTTCGCCTCAAGCGCTCTCGAGGAGCAAAGCCAGAGAGAGCCTCGGCCTTCGCTCTCCCCCTTGGCTCTGGCCAATGGCAGGCTCTGCCTGATGGTGGCTTCTTCGCCTTCTCTCGCTCCTGAGGCTCTCCCCTCCTCCCTAGGGAGGCCTCAAGGCCTCCCGCTCCCCTCTCCTCCTATGGCTGCCGCTCCCCTTCGCCCCATACGCTCTGCCTCTGGCTCCCTCCTCGGCTCTGTCTCCCCTGGTGAGCTCTCCCCCCTCCTCGAGACCGTCTTGCGCTCCTACGTCGATCGCCTCGCCTCAGAGGCCAGAGCCTCTGAGCTCGCTAGAGAGCGCTCCCTCAGAGGAGAGCCTCCCCTCCCTCGCTCCTCCTCCTGGCTCATCTCAGACAGAGACTAAATCGATGCTCCCTCGCCTCCTTCCCCTCTCCTCTCGCTCCTTCCTCCTCCTCCTCTCCTCTCCTCCCTTCCCCCTCCCCCTCTTCGCCCGTACTGGCTCGTGGTCCCGTGATCCAGGCTGGATCTGTCTCTCCTCCCTTCGCCTCCCCTTCCTATGGCTCCTCCTCCTTCGCTATCGCTCCTCCTCTGAGCGCCTCAAGGAGCTAGGAGGCCTCCTCCCTTAGCCTCTCCTTCCCTTCCCTCTCAAGCATCCTACAGCCGCTCTCCCCCGCCTCTCAGCCTCCTTAGGTTGAGAGGCTTCTCTATGCGCTCTGTCCTAGTGTGGGTCTCGCTTGTCTCGCTGTAGGGGGAATATCTAGCTTATCAGGCTATGCGTATAGCCGCATAATATAAAGAAATAAAAAAGGCCCGCAAATTTGCGGGCCTAAGTGTTAAGAACTTAGTTGATCCACAGTATATTCTAGATCAACACAGGCATTAACTAGATCTGCCAGGGGAGAGTTGTCTATAGCTTCCCACTGATCCTCGCTAAGTTGATCTCTCAAACTAGCGAGGCAGTTAGCTATAGTTTGCGCCTCCTCAGTTAGTGTTGCTAACTGTTCGAGCAGGTTCGTGATAGTTTCCACGGTTAGATTTTCGAGGTTCGGCACAGGATCTCTCCTGCACCTGTACTATAGCCGATAGTACGGCCCAATTTCCGAAAATGCAACATTTTGTAACATAAGCTTTGTTAATAGTACAAACGTACTGTTATGCAGTTATGCGTGTAGGCGCATGGAGCAGTAACCGGCTTATGCGTGTAGACGCATGTGGGCATACCCCTTCAAAAAGTGCGATTAAAAATGATCCGGATTTTCGGCTCTAAGTATAAATACCTAGTTCAGGAATTTATGCTATTGACTGTTGCCTTGCTTACTGCTTTTGCGACAAGTGCAAGTTCTTCGTGAGAGGCATTGCTTTTAATGGTATTTGCCCTGTGACTAATTATCCATACATTGCCTTTAACGTAACCACGATTGGGGACGATACGATCCAGTGAGGGGCTATTCGGAAGCGGGCCTTTTTTATTGGAGCGAAAGCAGGACCATTCAAGAGGCACATTAAAAATGGGGCAATGGGATGTGGCGATAGACATTAAATATTCAATGTCAATATCGAAAGGAATTTCTTTTTCACGCGAACGCTCTTTAGCTTTTTTGACCATAGTTCCTATTTGCGTTTTCATTGGATTTTTAGATCGACTATCTCTGCTTGATTTTGACTGGCAATTTTTACAGCGATAATTCAGGCCATCACCGCCCGACTTGCGAATACCAAAACAGGACAGGGGCTTTAGTTCTTTGCACACTGAGCACTGCTTTGTTTTAGCTTCCATAAGATTTGCGTAACTACCAAAGTTTAACCAGCAAAAACCCAGTGGCACTATGCCGAAAGCAAGCTCTCGCAGAGAGCGCCGCTTGAGGCATTTCAAGCAATAAGCAAGATCAATGGAGCCCCATCAAGGGGCGAAATGACGCGCCTATCAAAAGCGATAATAAAACAATTCGCGAATTCTCCTTTCCATCGTCTTGTCCTGCGAAAGGCGGCCCTCAAAGGCCGCCGCTCTGGCTTCTTAGATAGTAAATCGTTTGTTTTTAGCCCTTTCCGCAGCGACGCATAGTATGCGCGATCCATCACATGGGATCTGGATCAGCCCTTGGTGTTTCGCCGCTTGTCTGGAGCGTTCCGCCCTTTTGGGGGCTCCACTTCATGAGAGTTTCGCGGCTCGTCTAGTCTTTTAGCTAGTAGACGTTCCGACGCTTGGGGCGTCTCCACTTACCAGGGTTTGCTGGTTTGAGGAACGTCGTCTAGCCCAGCGGCGCTGCTCTCGTCCTGCACTAGGCAGCAGCTCCGCTTAGCTATCGTATCTCGCACTGTGGCTCAAATGTGACGTTTTTGGTATCGTGGCGATACAAAAGCTCAAATTTCTTCCGTTTTTCTTAAGGATTCAATGGTGATACGGGCACAAAGGCGGAGAAAGTATTAAAAACTACTTGCGTAATTATTGATAACGATTAGCGTGAGATGATCTTCGCTAAATCGTCATGTGGGGGCTTCCTGATCGCCAGCCATTTAATATTGGCCCGTATAAATTGTGGCCATGTTTTAGCAAGCCAGAATTTCAATGGTTTGCTGCCATTGATGGCAAGCCATTTTATTTCAGGACCACAAATGAAGCCAAGTTGTTTGTCAAGGATTTGCTAGCAGCAGACGATCCCGAAGGCTTGTGCGATTAAAGCTTTTCTTCCTCTTTCCCATGGTCTTCTTGCGCTAGCCTGCCTTGGTTGATTCTCGGCCCGCGATGCGGGCCTTTGTCGTCTTATGAAGCTGAAGGAAAAGGCAAAATGTGAGCCGATTGCCCGTACTGGCAGGGTGCAGGATTGGCTGGATAGTCCTGATGGACGCCTGCCTGTGAGTTGCACGGTGTTCAACGTAGAAGATTCAATGGAAGGCGAAGATGGCATTGAAGCGTCTTGGCGGTTTGTTAGCCATGGCT